CTAAAAATTGACTAATTTGATTTCGGCACTGTTCTACAGTTTCTACTGGGCAATATTTAACCTTTTTAGTATCCATTCCCATATTGGTTGCTCCTTTATCATCAACAGCATTTTCTGTGTCAAAAATTACAACATAACGTCCTTCTTTTTGAGCATTTGCTAAAATACGATTAATGATATAGGTTTTTCCGCAAGAGGTTGGTCCACTAAATCCGGTAATACGTCCACTAGGAATACCTCCGTATAAAGAACCACTAATAATGGCATTTAAAGCCATACTACCAGTATCTATAAAAGATGAAATATTAGAAAGAGCACTTTCATTTAAAAAAGTGGCTTCTGGATTTAAATCATCTAAAACTTTGAAGGCAGATAAAACATCTGCTGAATATTCTTTTTTGTTTTTAGACATTATTCTTCATCAAAAAGGTTTACAACTCGAGAAGAGTCGTTTTGAGGTTGAGAAGATGCTTGGGATGCTTGAGATGCTCCTGCTGGAACAAATGAGTTATTTTTACCAAAAAGTTGACTATATTGTGAAGCCAATCTAAAGTCTAGAGCGATAATGTCTGTTGATGTAATAGTACTTTTGTTAAAAGTAAATTTAACATCATCTGCTTTATCTCCCAAAAATTCTCTAAAAAATAATGGAAACAATTGAACATTCATTCTGCCGCCTTCAGCCTGAACACTTAAAACTACTGGATTTTTAACTGTTAAGGTTTCCGTGGTACTTTCTACATTTTCAGCTACAATGGTGCGACCCACTGCATCTAAAAATACTGTTAGGTTATTTGTTTGATTTTCTTCTGACATAAAAATATTATATACTATAAACGTCTCGTTGCAAGTCTTTCTGAATTTTTTCCATCTCTTCGACATCAAGATTGTTTATGTCCATGGTTTCCATGCTTTGTATAACTTTATTTAATTCTTCAATGTCCGGTGAATCACTTACAGATTCAGGAAGGGGTGCTGTAAATGTATTTTTTCGAGGGTGGAGATTTGTTTTGGAAATTTTTAATTTTGTATTTTCTTTTTCTTCTTTTTCTTCCGTTACAACTTCTACCCACTTCAAAGCTCTTGAAATAATTGGAAAAATGTGTATAAAACTTTCTCTAATAGAATTGGCTATCAGTCTGTGTTCTAATTGGGTGTCTTCTTTGTATCTTAGAGTTAAATAATGAATCCAGGATCTTATAGAACCGGTCATGTATAAAGTTGTTTTAGAACACAACGGTAATAGTTTTCTAGCAGATTCTTTTGCTGCTCCCTTTTTTAGAAGGTATTTGTATAAATTGTCACCATTTACCAAATGTTGCTGTATTTGATTAATTTCTTCGTCTGTTAAATCTAATACTTCTACACTAGATTGTCTATTTTTTTCAGCTTGTTTTCTAACATCAAAAGATTCATAACCCACGACTTCACTGTATCTTTGACTGAATTCTTGAAAACAAAAGCTTTTATGTCTAATAATTTGAGCAGATATGTCTCTACTAGTTTCTATTTCTACTGTCATAGAGGCCTGCTCGAATATAGACCAATGCTCGTGTTTAATGCAATACTCTAATAATTTAGTTCCAGTGTGAACGTTTAATTGATTATTAGGATTAGAAACCCTAGCACAATACACTATAAATTCTTCTGTATCAAGAAAACGAGTATTGTCTTCTGTTCTAATGTATGGTTGGGTAATGGCTACTACTTGTGTTCTCATATAACTGTATGATCTCTAAAAATTTTAATATTATTTAAAATTGCCAGCATTTGATTTCTGTTCACTTTTTTATCAAAGATCTCTACCATTTTAGTTGGAATTTTAGAAAATGTGTTATTTTCATCCATGTAAGATTTTTCAAAAAAACCACTAACAATTGGATGTGATGTGTCTAAAGAATCAATAAAGTCAAACAATTGGTAATTATTTTTATAATGAGAGAATTCTACCGGAAGACCACATCCAAGTAGATGGTGAGGTTTATTAACAATTAAATTTTCTTCAATAAACTGTTCTATCAAACTTATTCTTCCTACACAATAAGACGTTGGTCTGATTATTGTTTGCATTATTTCTGCTGTGATTTCTGAATCTGGGTTAAGTCTTTTATAATCTTCTATAACCTTTTCCGCAAAACTATTAAAGTAATAATCATACCCAAAGCTTATAGCTACTTTATCGGCATGCTTACTCATAAACTTGTAAGATTCTCTGAATTCATCTAAAGAACCTGCCTGTAATACTCCTATAGATTTGGTCTTAAAATTTTCAAATTTATATTTTGAAGTAAAGTTGTTAAAAGATTCTAAATTTGCTTCATGATTCAACCACACATCTGGTACTATGTATTCATCTGGTTGAATTTCATTTATCCAAAATGCATATTTTTCTGAATCAAATGCCGTGCCTAATTCAAAGAGACTACAATCCATTATTATAGTACGACCTTTTTGTCTAGCATTTTTAAAAAAATTTAAATATTCTTCTGATTCTTCTAAAAGATGAACTAGACAATAATCATAATCCGATAATGCTTGAACTTCTGGCATTATACTAAGAGGTGCTTCATGAGCTATAAACATGTCTTATATTAAATTACATTCCAAATAAGTCAAATAAGTCTGTTTGTATTTCTTTACTGACTTGTGGAGTTCTCCAACCAATGCAATCGTAAAATCTCTCTAGTGGTGGAAACACTATTTTGTCAAACATCATTTGGTAATCAGCCTGTATAATTGCCTTGAGTTCTTCGGGGTATTGCTGCATAAATGCCATGCTTTTAAAATTGAAGGCATTGCGTGATGCATAAAAGTATTTTATTTTGACTCCACTACCAATCGATTCATATTTGTTGTCTAATTTATATTTTTTAAGCAATGTGTTATAATGGACCGCACTCTTTCCATGCAGAGTCATACCTTTACCCGGACGTCCAAATGTATCTAATTTGGATTGTTGTTTTTCATAATCTGAAATTTTACTTCGTATGGCTATGTCCTCTACAGACATATTACAAAATTCATCATAAGCATTCTTAAAGAATTTATCTGCTTCCTTTTTATCTTGTGACAACATTGCCAATTCGATAACCTTTTTAATCAAAGATTTAACTGGTGTAGAGATAGAGGATCTAGCAACTTCTACGCCTACATATTTAAAAGGTTTTTTAGGTTTTTTACCTTCTTGATCTATAACATGAAGAATGTATCTCTTTTTTCCCTGCAGAGATGCTACATCACATATAGTTTCTCTCTTGAAAACAAACCTAGGATCAATTGATTTTAATTCTAGTCTAGCCCAATCAATAATTTTAGTGTTTAGGTATACGTCAATGTCATCGATAATTTTATAAGCCTCTGCGGAAACTTCATTATCTTTTAATAATTTTACATTTTTGGCATTTAAAATTGGTTCAATAGAAAAGTAGGCACTGTCTGTATCACCATATTTGTAAATATCTGCCTTTTCACATTTGACTTTTTCCTTTAAAGCATATTGATAAACTAATTCTGATGCTTCCTTGGCAACTGCTTGACCGGTAAGGGTGATACTTGCTGAGTGATCAATGTCAAATAGAGGTGAGTATTTTTGTGCAAAAACTCCATAAATTGAGTTTAGTACTAGCTTAAACACATTTTGTTGTGTATCTAAGTTTAATATTTCACTTTCTATTTCTTCTTTTTGTAAGGAATCTGCCATTTTTGATGACACGTCCATCAATTCCGACATTTTATTCTTAGCAGCTACCCTTTCTTTGTACAATCTGTCAATTAAATTAGGAACAACTCCTTTAAATTTCTGAGTATACAATACATTGTATTTTGAAATAGATAAATCTTCTTTTTTAATTAATTTTTCAAATTTTTCTGATGAGAGGGTGACAATTTTTTCATTACTCAGTTTAATGGTATATTCTTTCTCGTTTTGTTCTAGAATTTTTCCGACTTTTGTTTCTGGTGATATATTAAGAGTAATAATGGTGTTAGGATATAGACTATTTGCATCATAGCTTACCACCGCTTTACACAACTTTTTCTCCGGTTCATGCACATACCCCCCTACATATTCATCTCGTATTCCGTCGTTTTTAAAGGTTGGAATAAAATATCCCTGCAGCATTGCTTGGTGAGCTACTGCTCCGGTGATCATTGATACCTTTCCTAATGATTGTTCAAATGGAATAAAACCTTTATAAGAAAGAGCTCTGATTAATTTTAGATATTTTAATTTTTCTTCTAACTTTACAAGCAAACGTACGTCTTGAATGTTGTAATCTACAAACAACGTCCAATTATCATCGGCAACATTTGATAAATTTTTGCCATCTAAATCTGTCTTGCCTTCCGATAGTTCATGTTCAGCAATATAATTCAATGAATAAGATTCTCTATCACCCCTTGCAAATGTTTTATATACTTCAAGATAATCTATATTACTAATACCCCTAATATACCATCTATCGATCATCTTACCCATCTTATTCATCGCCACATTTTCTCTATAAAAAATAGATCTCACCGGAGATAGCCTAGAAGTTTCTTCTTCACCAAGCAAATTATTAAGCCTATTCATTACATAAGGCACATCAAATCCTTCTGTATTCCAACCAACCATCATATCTGGCGGATTTTTTTCCCAGAAGTTTAAAAATTGTTGTAACAATTCTACTTCATTTTTACAATAAGAGTATATTATATTGTTTTCTTTTGGTTTGTAAGGTTTTGTGCCCCAAGAATAAAACTTCTCAGACAAATTATCATATAATGTAATTAAATTAATTGGATCCTTTGCCTGTTTAGGATCAGGAAATTCACCTGGACTATATGTTTCAATATCCCAAAGATAAATCTTTAATGGATGAATTATAAACTCTGGTTTGTGAACTTCATCTTTAAAAGATTTTAATAAAAAATCTTGCTCACAGCTTAAGCTATGAAAGATTCTTTTAATAGGAGTTTCATTTAAAAATTTATTACGTTCAAATTGATTTTTAAATTGTACCTTTTTAAGTGGTGTATTAAAAATAGAAATTCCATCGGTACCATATGGTGATTCTACATATAAGCAAGGCTGATAGCTTGATTCTATTTTAATTCTTTTTCCATTTTCATCCCAGGTCCACAAATGTATACATTGCTTTGCTGCATCATAATAAACATTTCGATACATG